AGCTCTCGGTCTGACTATATCAGCACACAAATCAATTGATTCAGTTGCTATTCATTCACAAATGGTTGTTGCGGAAATCTGTAAACGTTTGTTCGCAAATGGTCAAGAATTAACCGCTCTCCCAATGAAATTGATAGCTACATGTATTCAGTTGCCTGATATGTTATCTCAATTGCAGGATGTTTTATTTACAAGGGGTTTACTTCCTGAGTCAAGTAAGGCAAAGTTATTTTTCACTTCTCTATGCCGAAACCAGATATCATTTGAGAGACTTGCAATGTTAAATTCTTTCCCGCAAATGATGACTGGAATGGTAAGTAGAATAATTCTTGACAACGCAGCTCATTATGACATCTCTAAATGGAATTCATTATATGGGATATCTGTCAATACTCTTGAGCAATTCTTTATATATACAGTGATTTGTGAGCAATTGAAGAGATTGAATACGATATTAAGACACACAGATAATACTTATGAAACAATATTGAAAGCAGCTTCTCTTTCTAAAGCACAACTAATCAATAACGGTTCTGAATCACTTTTGATTGAGGATTTTAATATAGAAAGAATGGATCAATGGGGATTGATAGATACTATCCATCCCGCAAAAGAGGTAGTTAAAGCAGAAGTAGATCGAATAGGTCTGCTGATGATGCAACTATCCGCCGCTCATGGAAAACACTTAATTGAAATGCTCCTTAAAGGGATAGTCGATAGTTTGAAGATTTCAGCTATTGAAATTATTGATCAAAAAGCTGAATTAGAAGCACAATTGATACGGAAGTTGATTGATACTACTCTTCAGAATATTAAGACAGCAATGGGAAGAGATTCCCAAAGTCTAGCTTTCTCTATGAAGTTAGGAACATTCAATGTTATATGGAATGTTCGTATAACAATTGACTCAAATTGTACAATAAGTCGGTCAGCGTCGAATATACCTACGATTACACAAGATATTCTAAGAAAATATAACGAAATCACAACTTCACCACGAATTTTTACTCTTTTTAAAGAGAAATAATTATTTTTCATCCATACCTCTCTTCCCAGGTTAATCCCTACTCTTTTTTTGACAATTCAATGTTGTAAAACATTGAGCATTTCGAAAGAAATGTCCTTGACTTGAAGTGAAATGGTTCACATTCTTCAGATTAAAGAATAAAACGGTTCGATTCCG